TCTGAAAAACGTCAAATATACGGGAGCCGAAAAGCTCGACACAGAAGCACTGATTCTGAAGCTCTCAGACTTGGGAGAGATTAACGAGATTCTTCTCAGGGGAGTTAATCAGATTCTCCGGTCGGCTGCTATCAAGTCTCAGGCAACAATGAGCCAACTTCAGCAGAAGATAATCCGAGAGGGGCACTGCGATACGCGGAAGGAAGCGAAAAAGCTGGCAGCCGCGTTGATTTCAATGCGGAAAAACATTGTCGAAATGGGATACGAGCCGCAAACGTTTGACGAAATGCTAGCGAAGCGAAAAGCCAAGCTAGCGGCAGAAAAGCCAAAGAGCTAGACCGGCTCCCGGCTCGCTGAAAGGGATTAGAGGGATTCTTTCTCTCTAGTCCCTTTTTCTTTTTCGTGGTATAGGTAGATTCTCTCGTTTCGTTTTTCACATAGGAGCGTATATGGCTGGAAAGTTTGGTTATGGTTCTCCCGTCCCTTCTCACGTTCTGCCGGAGTTCTTGCTCTATGCAGTTCTCTTCTCAATCTCCATCGGCTCAGACTCTAGTGCTTACGTTTACGGTCGGCTCATTGGGAGAGCCGGTCGGGAGATTCTTTGGCTTGACGAAATCGCTACCGTTACGGAGTTCGCAAAAGGGGAGAGCCAATGAGCCGGGGGAATCTGGAACACACCATTGAAGCTCTACAGCGGCAGATAGAGAGCGCCGAGAGGGGAGAGAGTCAGAACGTCACGGTAAACGATTACTACGCTCTACAGGCTGCTCTAGTGATTCTCAGATGGTCGAACGGGGAGCTAACGTCCGAGCAAGCCAACAACGCTCTAGCTGCCATCCGATAGCACCAGGGCGCCAATAGCGAGCCGGGAGCCGGGGAGTTAATCTCCTGCTCTCGGCTCTTTCCTTTTCTGCCAGCGATAACCCTACCGTTAAACAGAGAGCCGGGAGAGAGCAAGGCTAGCTCTAGTCTCTCGGCTCTTTCTCCTTCTTCTCAATAATCCAAGCTTGCAGTTAATCGAAGAAACACGAGCAGATATAGTGCCAGCAAAAACGACCGCACCACACCCACCCCACACCCCAAAATCAATGAGCCTCATCGCTGCGCGATTCGGAGGGAACCTTGTTACTAATCGTCACTGACCAAAAAAGAAAACAAAATAAAAAGATAAAAAAATAAACCAATAAAATTTTTAGGACAGAAACTAGGACGTCCCAAATTTAGGACATGCTTTTTGGCCTATTTGCTAGGGTTTTGACCCATTGATTTTGGGACACCCACTATGCTAATGTGGGCATGGCTTTTATAGATTTATGTACATCACTAAAGAACAATTAGACCAGAGGTTAAATAAAACTTCTGTTCTGATTAAGGAAAGAGAACGTAAAGTAAGAGGCTCTGTAAATAGAGACGGTAAAGGTGAGGACCGTCTAACTCACGATGATAGAGTTGCTATTGGTATTTTAGGTAATGAGATTTCTAAAAAAGATGCAGCAGAAATAATGGGTGTTTCTGCTCAGACTGTTTCTCTTAACTCAAGAGGATTAGTTGCAGAGACAACAGGTGTTGATAAAGAATTAAGAGATGCAGTTGTTAATGGTTCTTCCTCCCGCCAAGAAGAGTTATCTAAAACTCAAGACAAACTCAAAGACGCATTAATATCCAACCTAGCTGCCGCAATCGGTCACGTTGCAAACAATCTTCATACTACAGATGCTCCAGAAGCAAGTAAGATTGCTGTAGATATGTCTAAGATTCTCGATAGAGTTTCCGGTGGTGATGATAGAAAGGGTAATCGAACCGCCATCATCATCAATGTTCCTGCCATGAAAGAAGAAAAGTCTTACCAATCCATTACGGTCTAGTTTTTGATTAGTCTATACGGTATAGATTAGTCAAGTAACAGGAGAAAAAGAATGAACAGCAAGTTTGCTTTGATTACCTTTCTAGATGGTCCTCCTTCTGTTGGTGGTGGAAGCCCAGACAATTCATTACCAAGTCAGCCAGTATATCCTTCTAATGGATTACCGGGTGGTGGAGACATTAACAATGGTTTACCAGTTTATCCAGGTAGACCAGTTCAGCTTCCAGTTTATCCTTTCGACCCAACTGTTCCTTCTAACGAATTGCCAACTAATCCTCCTCCAACTATTTGGCCTCCAGTTCCAGGTCAGAGGTTTAAGATTAAGTGGTTGGCATGTGTTGGATTGATTCTTGTTCCAGACAACGAATTGCCAGAAACAGCAGAACCTAAGTAACTGTTTAGTCTACAAAGGCTAGATAGTCAAACGTGTAAAAAGTCTTTCTCTCAACTTCCAAAGTTAAAACCAAGAGGATTTATGTATAAACTAGCTACTGCTGTGTTTCTTGTTCTTATCTCTTCTTGTACTAGAGTTTATGTTCCAGGGCCAACTGAACCATCTTCTACTTACTATAGCAATAACCCAGGCTCAACTGTAACGCCAATTAACGTAAGCAAAGATACTATTGAATTTAGAGTAGTTGGTAATGCTTCTTCCGTTAAAGTTAGATATAACAATTCAGTAGATGGTCTAGTCCAGGTAAATACGACGTTACCTTATATTGTTAATTTCCAAACGTCCAGCACAACTCTCTTTTTGTCATTGGATGCTACACCAGTTAGTTATCCAATCTCAACGTTCTCTCCGTTCCTTGCTGTTCAGATTCTTGTGAATGGTAATTTGTTTCGAGAAGCTACAGCGAGTGATTTCCAGTTAAACACTCTGTCAGTAAGTGGAACCTATCGTAGATAAAGGGGATAAAGAAATGACTGACTTTAAGAAACCAGAACCAACACAGACTTCTACACATCCAAAGCCTGTTCCTACACCTAAAGTAGAAGCAGTCCAGACTAAGCCTACTTTAGAAGGAACCATTCTACCTCCACCGCCAAAGGAAGTAGAGAATAAGATTCCAGATGGTGCCATTGATATTAACTTAGTCCGGCCGGGTTTTGGACCATTAGAAGGCTCTCCAAAAGAGAATGACCCAACCCAGTTAGCTAATCCAAACAATCCTCTTTCTCCAATCACCCGGCCACTCAATCCATCTAATCCAGCTAATCAGCCAGCTATGCAATCAGAGAAGCCGGCTAGCGAAGTTAGAATGTTTCAGACTTTGAATCCTCCTGTTTCTCTTGAAGCTCAGACTAAAGCTGCTGAAGAACGAAAAGCAAAGCTTGCTGAATCCTTTAAGGGCATTAGTGACATTCTTACTGAGTTTGGTTCTGAGAGTGCTATTCCTCCAGGCCACGCTTATTGGGGAATGCTCAACGAACATCGTGCTTTAGCTAATCCCTAATTGGTAGTAGGGGTTTCTTCAAAGAGATAATCAAATGCTTACTAAACTAATCGGCGAAGGAACCCCTATTACTCATAGGGCAGTTAATACTGACCATGCTTCTGGATTAGTAGGAGAAGATGTTGGTATTGGTCAGGAGCCAGAAGAGAGTGGAGATAGGATTTGGGTATTGGATGCAATCCAGTATTCTTATCTAGCTGTAACATCAGGAACCACCTTAGCTAAACCAGTCAGAGGCGGTATTGATATTATGGTTGGTGATAAGTTAAAGTGGAGTGCTGACATTCCAGACTTCACAGGAGTATTGAATCTCTATATTCCGTCCCAAGCAGATAAGGTTATTAGTGTCTTGCTTAAAGGAACTGACGGGTATATTGGGAAACTCAACGTGCAGTGGCATTTAGAGCCCGCGTAAGGAGTTAAAGTGGATAGAAAGTTGAGAGATATTATTTGGCTAGCTGGACTATTAGAAGGTGAGGGCAGCTTTGGTTTTTACAATGGTGGCCCAGTAATCCAGCTGAAAATGACTGACCTTGATATTGTAGAGAGAGCGCATAAGGCTTTAGGATGCACTTCTAAAGTCATGACAATCAATATGCCAGACCCTGAGCACAGCACAGCATACAAAGCTGTAGCTCAAGGGTCTCTGGCTATTGGTTGGATGTTCACTCTCTATTCCTTGATGGGCAATAGAAGGAAAGAACAAATCAAGGAAGTTATATCTCAATGGGTAAAGCACAGAGCAGTAAGCAATCCACATAGACATAAAGGCAACATTACTGTTGTAGGTGGAACTAAAGTCTGTTCACTACATGGTCCTGTTACTGGAATAAATGTTAGGTGGATTGGTAAATGGGTTTATTGTATGGGTTGCTATAGACCTAATTCTCGGGCTGCTTTACGCGCGTGAGCGCGGGCGAGGTTTAGGTCTAAGCAAGTTGCGCGAAGCGCATAAGCCACTCGTGCAGACTCAAGCAGTAAAGCGGTTGAGTAATCGGATGACTGAAGAAGCTAGGTTCCGGGCGGCCTCGATAGTGACGGAGCCAGATTACTTGCCACCCAAACAGCCTCCGGAGATAAATGTCTATTAATTCGTTATTCCTGATTGACGTAGAGAAGTGGCTTACTGATATTTGTGATGAACTAGTTAGGTCGCATGAAGGCATTAAGTTATGGGAAGGTAAAATAACTGTAACTAATACTTCATGTATTGCCTTCTTTACGTTTGGTGTTAAACATGAAAAGATAGGTTCTATTAATGTTAAGTTAGTTGGAGCAAGTTATATTGATACTATATTACAACTCAATAATCTATTTGAACATATGGACTCCTTTAATAAGGCTGAGAAGGATTACCTTGAAAAGTCTCAGTTTCATTTTCCAGAGTTTCGTGTAGATTGAAATGCAAATGTCATCTGTTCAAGTAAACTCTGTAGTAGAAAAGGAGTTTACACCAACTAAGAAACAGAACGATTTTATATCTATACCTTGGTCTATTAAAGAAGCATTATATGGTGGAGCAGCAGGAGCCGGAAAGACAGAGTTAATCATTTGGTTACCCTTGATATATCAGTTTCACGAGCACCCACTTTATAAAGGAATCATTCTTCGTAGGAATCTTAAGCAATTAGAAACAGAATTAATATCACGTTCTAAAGAGATATATCCATCATTAGGAGCAGTATTCAATGAAACTAAAAAGAAATGGACATTTCCATCGGGAGCAGTCCAATACTACGGCGGTGCAGACAAAGAAGATGATATTCGTAAGTTCGACTCTGACCAATACAATCTCATTTCTTATGATGAAGCAACACACTTTACCGAGTTTCAGTACAGCTATCTTGTTATGTCCCGGCTTCGTTCTAGATGTGCCGATTTACCAGCAATAGCAAGAAGCGGGACTAATCCAGGAAACGTAGGACACGCTTACTTTAAGAACAGATTTGTTAAGCCATACAAGGATGGATATAAGATTCTTATAGATGGTAAGACAGGATTAAAGAGATTATTTATTCCGGCTAGGATTCAAGATAACCCGGCTCTATTAGCAAATAATCCTCAGTATATTCAGCAGCTAATGTCGATGACAGAGGCTGAGAAAAAGGCAAAATTATATGGCGATTGGGATACATACGAAGGTCAAGTTTTTAAGGAGTTCAGGCTTGAACCATTATCAGATGAGCCTGGTAATGCGTGCCATGTTATTAAACCGTTTGATATACCTTCTTACTGGCCTCGCTTCATTGGGATTGATTGGGGCTATGCTGCTTACACAGTTATCTATTGGGCGGCTTTATCTCCCACTGGCAGAGTATTTATTTATAGAGAGTATGCTTTCAAAGAAAAGAAGATTGTTGATTACCTTACTGACCTTATCAATTTAACTGAGCCGGCTGAAAGAGAAGCTTTATCTAAAGTTAGAATTTGTCATTCAGCAGACCAGAATCGTGGAGAACCATTTACTATTTATGACCAGCTAACAAAAGCTCTAAGGAAAAATAACTTCCGCTGTCAAATTGAGTTAGGAGAAAAGAACAGACTAAACGGTAAGCTAACTCTTCATGAATATTTAAGATGGCAGCCTAAAGAAAATCCGGCTAGGTTATATGGTGGAGAGTTTGATAAAGAATATGCTGATAAGATTTTCCGTTTATATGGACAGACTGCATATGTTGATTATGTTAAAATGTTTGAGAAAGAGAAGGAAGAAGTTAATCTTCCAAAACTACAGATTTTCGATACATGTCCATTACTGATTGAAACTATACCGGCTTGTGTATATGAGGATTCTCCTGAAGAGGGTAAGAAGGCAGAAGATGTTAAAGAGTTTGATGGAGATGACCCTTACGATTGCACTCGAATACTTCTATCCGGTATAAGAGAGTATCAATTACAACATGCAAGAGAAGTAGAACATGCTGCAAAATCTGAAGAAGCACTTAGTCAACTTTCTGGTGGCGACCAAACTTCTTTTTACAGAAAAATGGAGTTCTTGGAAAGCAAGCAGGGCCACCAAAAGAGTAGTATATCATTTAGACGCAGAGGCTTTCGCCGCTATCATTAACTCTAAAGATGAATTTATTACTTACCTTCAAGATGAAATTGCAGAGTTAAAAGCTCAGATGAGAGATGATAAGCCTGAGCGAGTAAGAGTAGAGTCCGACTTTGTATCGAATAGAGGTTATAAATCTATTCATACTAGAGTTAGGGAACGTGTAATGGCAATGAGAGAAAAACATGCCGCCGTTCCAACAAAAGAAGAATCTCAGTATGAGAAAGTAGTAGTTGAATGATTCCTCCTACTGAACAAGCTACTGAACAAACGGATATGCAGGTCTTGGGTAGTTCTGAACAAGAGAAACCCAAGCAACCTACAGCTATTCCGGATGATTATAAAGCAGTCCTTACTACTCTACTTTCTCTTTGTGAGAGAGAAGATGAGGCTGTTCATTACTCTTGGATAAGAAAAGCTAAAAGATTAGAACTCTACTTCAATAATATTGTAACTTTATTTTGGGATGATACTTCCGCTGATTGGGCAATACCTGATTGGGATGAAAAAGAAGCTGACGGAGTTCCTCCTCGGATTATTAATATCTATCGTCCGCACGGTGAGTCTATTATTGCTGCTCTTTCCGTTGGTGTACCTTCTGTTCTTTTCTTTCCTACTGATGCTGACAATGCTGACGATATTGATAAATCTGAGAATTTCTCTGCATTAGCTAAGATTATACAGAAGCATAACAAAGCTAAGCTGCTCTATATTAAGATTCTCTCTATCTTCTTCAATCAAGGCACGCCATTTGTTTATACTTATGCTAAGAAAGATAAGAAGTTTGGCTTTTATCAAGTAGAAGAATCAGCTTTAGAAGAGCAGACTTCATATAATCATTCTTGTCCTACTTGTGGCTATGATTTTGGTGAAGGTGGAATGGAGCCAGTCTCCAATATTCCCTGCCAGTCCTGTGGACAAACTATTACTACAGAAGTAACTCCACAAACAGTTCAAGTTTCTGTTCCTATTCAGGTAGATAAAGAAAAATCCCGCATTGTTATTGACCCGTTTGGTGTATTAAACGTTAAAGTTCCCTACTCTGCTCGTACTCAAGAGCATGTAGGCTTCCTTATTCTCAAGTTTGACCAATCAATAGCTTCACTTCGCTCTATCTTTTGTGTTCCTGGTCCTAATGGAGAGGAACCTTTAGTAGAAGATGTAGCTTCATCTACTGCTGATACGTCAGTAGACTCTACTATTCGCTATCCTTCTGTCTATCTTAACAATCAACCACAGAATACAGCAGTAGTTAAGTGTGTTTGGTATAGACCTTGGCAGTTTGAGTTAGTAACTGGTAAAGCCGACTCGGTAAATAGAGATATTGTTGACCAAATTAAGAAGAAGTATCCAGAAGGTTGCTATGTTATCTATATTGGTAACGAACCTGTTGAAATTAATGGTGAAAATCTAGATGAGCATTGGACGATTGGGTTAGACCCACGTTCTTCTTCTATACATGCCGAGCCTTTAGGCACTAATCTTGCGATGATTCAAGACATTAATGCAGAAATTGATGAACTTGAATTACAGACGATGGAACATGGGATTTCTGAGCTATTTATTGCTTCAGATGCCATTGATTTCAACAAATACTCCGATAATCAAGCCAAGCCTGGTAATGTTACACAGGCATTTAAGGAACCTGGTAAGAATATTGGAGATAACTTCTATGAAACTAAGACTGCAACTTTATCTCCTGAAATTGCAGGTCTTACTGCTAAATATAAGAATCTGGCTGAATTTGTTACTGGCGATTTTCCTACTGTATATGGTGGTGCCGTTCCTGGCAGTTCTACAGCGACAGAATATACGAAATCTCAGAATCAGGCTCTTCAAAGGCTTGGTACTATTTCCACTATTGCTTCATTCTTGTGGGCTGATGTATTAGATAAAGCAGTTAGAGAGTATGCCAATCTATTGGAATATGATGAGAAGATGGTAGATAAGACTGCTGCCGGTTATCAGTCTACTACTGTTGACCATATGGCATTGAAGCGTGGAGATGTTGGTAATTGTGAACCTGAGTTCTCTGAACTCTTACCAGT